AGGGCTTACGTTATTGAAACAGATGTAACAGGCAATCAGCAAAGAATGGCAGCCATAAGACAAAGGGCAAGATTTAGTTAAACGATAAATATTCACAAATAAACTATTTAAAGATATGAATACAGAGATACCTATTTATATGTTGGACATTACGGATAGCATAGATGATGATTCACAAGTTGATTTCATTGCATTAGTTGATCGTCCTGCAATACAAAAGAATTGGAACGCTTTCAATAAAACCCAAAAATTTGAGGTAACAAATGAAGATCGCCGTATTATTTCGGGTGCTATTATGTTAGCTGATACGCCTATTTTTAGGTCTGATTCTACTTATGGCGATTACTATGTGGCTTTTAGTGCGGACACTATTCTTAAGATTGTTCAAAAGTTTTTTAAAAAAGGATTCCAGAGCAATGTAAATTTAATGCACGATTCTAAGCAACAATTTGAGGGCGTTACCTTATTTGAAAGTTTTATTTCCGATCCTTCGCGTGGCATTATGCCAATGAAAGGATTTGAAGATGCGCCTGTTGGCAGTTGGTTTGGATCTATGATCGTGGATAATGACGAGGCTTGGACTAAAGTTAAAAACGGGGATATAATGGGATTCAGCGTAGAGGGGTTATTTACCTATAAACCGAAGGAAGTAAACAAGGTTGCGTCTATGGTTGATGCAATCAAAAAAATATTATCACAAGTTAAGTGATAAACTATTTATTTTTTAACTATATAATAAAAAAAGTATGAACGCACAGGAAGCAATTTTAAAAATTAAGGCTTTGTTTGAGGACAACGCTGCGCCTGTTAAGGAAAATGAAGTTATTGAACCTAATGTTGAGGAAACTAAGGTTGAAATGGCAGAATATTCATTAATGGACGGAACTAAGGTTGAGATTTCAGCTTTAGAGATTGGCGGTTTAGTAACTATTGAAGGTCAACCAGCACCAGCAGGGGATCACGATTTAATGGACGGCACACAAATTACTTTAGATGAGAACGGCAAAATTACCGAAATCGAAACTAAAGTAGTAGAAGCAAGTCCAGAAGTTGATACAGAAGTTGAAGCGGGAGCAGATTACAAAGATAAAAAGATTCAAGAAATGGCTGAACAATTTGAAGCAAAGATTGCTGAATTGATTGAAGCTAAGAATGTATCTGACGCAAAAGTTTTGGATTTAGAAAATAAGGTTAAGCAAGGATTTGCACAAGTAGCTGAATTAATCGAAGCACTTTCAAATACGCCAAGCGAAGATCCTATTAAAAAACCAAATAGCTTTAATGAGTTTGTAAATACAAAGGGCATTAAAGAACAAAGATTAGAAAAATATAGAAACGCAATTTTAAACAAATAAAAATTAATAACAATGGCATTTAACGTAGACGCATTAGCAGCTTATACAGAGCAAAACGAAGCCTTATTGGTAACTGATTCTGTATTAGGAGCAAAAACCGCAGCTTTAATTAAAAGCGCAGGTAACGTTATGGTGGGCGTAAAGTCTGCTGAAACGATTAACATTATGGACACAGACGCGATCTTCCAAGCAGGTGGATCTTGCGGATTTAACGCATCTGGTTCTACAACTTTCACTCAAAGAACAGTAACAGTTGGAAAAATTAAAGTAAACGAATCTTTATGTCCTAAAGACTTAGAATCTAAGTACTTACAAAAGGCATTACCAACAGGATCAATGTATGATTCAATTCCTTTTGAGCAAGAATTTGCTGAGAAGAAAGCAAAAACAATCGCTGCTCAATTAGAAACTGCGTTATGGCAGGGCGATACAACGTCTGGCAATGCGAATCTATCTAAATTTGACGGGCTTGTTAAGTTAATCGGAGCTGCTTCTGGAGTTGTAGCTGCTAACGCTTCTACTTTCATTTCAGGTGCGCCTTTAAGCTCAATTACTGCTGGTAATGTAATCAGCATTTTTGATGGTGTATATCAAGCAATCCCTGCACAAGTTGTAGCTGCTGACGATATGACTATCTTCTGTGGTCAAGATGTTTTCAGAACTTACACAGTTGCATTAAAGAACGCAAATCAATTCCATTATTCAATTGATGTGAAAGCTGATAGCGAGTTTGTATTACCAGGTACTATGATTAAAGTTGTAGCACTTGCAGGTTTGAACGGAACTAACAAGGTTTACGCAATGCGTTTATCTAACTTGTTCTTAGGAACAGATTTATTGAACGAAGAAGAAAAGTTTGAAATTTTCTACGCAAAAGAAGCTGATCAAGTTCGTTTTGTAAGTGAGTTCAAAATGGGTGTAAACGTAGCGTTCCCAGACGAGATCGTTAAGTTTATCTTAGCATAATTATTGGGGAGTTGAAATATACTCCCCATTTTTAATAAAATTTTAAATTATATATTATGCCGTGCGCATTAACATCTGGATATACTTTAGACTGCCGAGATAGTTTAGGCGGTGTTACGGAAGTGTATTTCATAGAAGCAGCCAACGTAACTGCAACAACCGAAGCAAGCGGAGTGATTACAACATTAACAAAGGCAACAGGTAAAAGATTCTACAAATACGAGCAAGTGAAAGATACATCAATGATGAATCAAACAATCACTACAAACGTACAAAATGGAACAGTATTTTATGCACAGGAATTGATGGTTGTATTAAATAAATTACAAACCGCTACAAGAAACGAAATTTTATTGCTTGCACAGAATACTTTGATTGCAGTAGTAAAAGATTCAAACGGCAATTATTGGTATCTTGGTAAAACAAGAGGATTAGATTTAACTGCCGGTACTGCGGGAACGGGTACTGCTCAAGGCGACAGAAGTGGATTCACTTTAACTTTTACAGGTGCAGAAGCCGCATTAGCACCAAGCGTTGCACAAGCAGTTTATTCTGTATTGACAACCGCAGGAGCATAGATTTTTCATAGGTTTATAGGTTTGCCGCCGTTCCTTCATTGGTTCGGCGGTTTTTTATTGTAGGATATGCAACAAATTAGCTTTTTAGCTATATAGTTATATGATTAGGTTAACAAAAGGACAAACCCAAAATATAATTTTGACTTTAACTGAAAAGCAATTATTGACTAATCCAAATTATTTGTTTGTATTTACTAATAGAAGCGCAAATACAGAGATTAAATTTGTTAGGTTAAATAATACAGATTTAAGCCAATATAAGGACAGATACAATGAATTTAGTATCGTTACAAATACTAATTTTAGTACTGCTTTAAATGGTCAATATGACTACGATATATACGAGCAGACAAGTACGTCTAATCTTAATCCTTCGGGCTTAAATTTATTAGAATCAGGTATTATGGAATTAGTCGGAACGCCTTTCAATTTCACGGAATATACTACAACGGACACTTATAAAATAAGACAATAATGGATTTAAGAGTACTAACATTTGCGGAAGCCAAGCAGCCTGAATTTAAAGAAAAAAAAGGCGAAGGTTACATTCAATATGGCGATCGCAACGATTACCCAAATTACTTAGTTGAACTTTTTAATAAGTCAGCCAAGCATAATGCTATCATAAAAAGCAAGGTGCATTATATTACTGCAAATGGTTGGACAGGAAGTCCAGAGGCAGAGCCTTTTATTAAGAAAGTTAATAGAATGGAAAGCCTTGAAGATCTTACAAGAAAAGTATCTTTAGACGCTGAATTATTTGGAGGTTATTATTTAGAGATTATTTGGTCAGTTACAGGTCAATTGGTTGAAATATGGCATTGCGATTACACTAAGATTCGCACTAATAAAGACAATACGCAATTTTGGTATAAAGAGGATTGGGGGGATAGAGCAGAAAAGGCTGAGGTTTACCCTGCTTTTAATCCATCTAATCCTTACGGCAAACAAATCCTTTATATTAAAGAATACCGCCCAAATATGGGTTACTATTCTTTGCCAGGTTATTTTGGTGCGCTTAACTACATAGAATCAGATATTGAAATATCTAAGCACGTCTTAGGCAATGCGCAAACAGGATTCAGCGCAAGTAAACTTATAACTTTACCTAATGGCGAGCCTTCAGATGACGAAAAGCGCAATATTGAAAAACGCTTTACAAATAGATTTAGCGGATCGGATGGCAAAAAGTTTATTTTAGCTTTCGTAAATGATAGTGCAAGAAAGCCTATCGTTGATGATTTAGGAACTTCAGATATTACTAAAGAAGATTTTGGTCGCGTGGATTCTTTAATCCAAACTAACATATTTTCAGGGCATCAAATTACAACGCCATCAATCTTTGGTATTGCAGAGGCAGGAAAATTAGGTAGCCGTTCTGAAATGCGCGACGGATATGAGATATTTAAAAATACTTATGTTAATAGTAAGCAGATGCACCTTGAAAGTGTATTTAATATGCTATTTAAGTACAGAGGTATTGAAGACGCAGAATTACACATTATCCCAACGGAGCCTATCGGATTTGAGTTTACAGAAAACTTATTAAAAGAGATTGCACCTAAAGAATGGTTGCTTGAAAAGGCTGGTATTGATATGAGCAAATACCAGGCACCAGAGGAAGCGGTTACAGTTGTCCAATCAGCGCAATTTAAGGACGATTTTAGCGTGTTTTTTGAGTTTGGCGAGGATAAGGCTACATACAATATTTGGAAGTCAAGAACGCGCTTTAATGACGATTCTGAATATCAGTTATTTGCAGAGGTAAACCAATTACAAGCGAATGTACTTGACTTGATGTCTAAGGATAAGAGAATAACGCCAGAAGTTTTGGCGACTACCTTAGATCAAAACGTGGATACTATCAATCAAGTAATTAAAAAATTAATTGATGACGGGTATATTCAACCAAAGCAATACACAATAGGTACAGGGATTGATGAGAATGTGATTACAGAGCATACTTTGACAGAGCCATTAAAGGATATTATAGAAAAAATTAAGCCACAGACAACGGAGTTGCTAATTAGATATTCTTATGAATGGAAAGCGGGGTTTAGTAATGCAGATAAGGATACAAGCCGTCCATTTTGCGTAGCTTTATTAGACGCAAATAAGGTTTATAGCCGTAGTGAAATAGAGTTAATGAGTGCAAGATTAGGATATTCAGTATGGGATCGTAAAGGAGGTTGGTACACAAAGCCTGGTACTAATGACCACGAGCCAAGTTGCAGACATCAATGGGTTTCAAACATAGTAACAAGAAAAAAATAATGAGCAAGAATACTTTATTTATATCAGTTCAGTCAATTAAGGACAGAACAGGATTGCACGCAAACGTAGATGAAAAATTAGTATTGCCTGAAATCAAGACGGCGCAAGATATGTATATTTTGCCTGCTTTAGGATCGGCACTTTACAATGAATTACAAACGGCAGTTGATACCAATACATACACAAATTTACAAACGACTTTATTGGATGATTACATTGTAGATACATTAATCTATTTTGTAATGTCTGAATTGCCACAGGGCTTGTCGTTTCAGTTTTATAACAAAGGGCTATTAAGAAAAACAGGCGAGAATCAAGAAAGTCCTTCAATGCAAGATATGATTGATGTGGCTAATAGATACAAAGCCAGAGCAGAATTTTACAAGCAAAGGTTAATTAAATACCTAAAACAAAACAATGCTTTATATCCTAATTATCTAAACTTTGGTAGCGGTATTGATTCAATTAAGCCTGATAATGAAGGTTATACAGTTTCAATGTATTTAGGGGATGCTTGTTGCAACGATGATGATTACGAGGGCAAACGTAAAAGAACTTTTGAGGAAAGGTATCAGGGTAATATTGGATGCTGCTAATATGAGTAAACAAGTAACTATAAAAAACCAAAATAAGCTAAAAGTTTATTTGGAAAAAGCAAAAAAGAATGACATTAAACCAAATAGTCAACGAACTGACAAAGATAGGAAACGACCACGAACA